AACGTCGAGGCGACGCTTGGGTAGTCGGTGACGGCGTCGGTCGGGGCTGGGTAGGGGTAGTTTCCCTTAGTGGTAAAACTGGTCATTTGTCGGGTTCCTGCGGGTTAGAAGTCGGCAAGGGTTAGGGCGTTGTCCCAGATCAGCGCGGGGTTTACGGTGTTCCACTTGTACGTGCTGGGCAGCTTGTACCAGGCGATTGTCAGGCCAACGTCGGCGGGGTCGGCGAGGTAAAACGTGGTGCGCATTTTGCCGCTGCTGATGCGATGCTCCCAGCCCTGCACGATGCCGGTATAGGTACTGCTTGGCGATCCGTCGGGTAGGTCGTTGATCGTTAGCGATCCGCCGATGCGCGTGTAGAGCAGCTCGGGTCCGCTGTAGCTCTGAATCACTGACACGTTGCTGATTGCCCAGCGTGGTCGCCGGGTGCGGCTGATGATTTCATCTGCGAGGTCGGTCGCCTCGGTGGTGTTGTTGATCGTGGTGCCAACGGTACGGCTGCGCTTGCCGTAAAGCGTCTGCGACGTCGTGCTCGAGCGGTTGATCGTGCCGGTGTCATAGGTGACGGCGACGTTGTTGATGATCTGACCAGACTGCTCGAACGTCGGCGCAAACTCGATGAGGCTCGAGCTCCAAGTGTTTTCCGCGACGGTGTTGCAATCGTTGGTGTAGTACGCGATGCGTCCGGTTGGGCTGGTCGAGTCGTAAGGGTTGTCGTAGATCACGCCGCCGACCTGGTCGACGGTGCCCTGGAGGGCGGTGGTGGCGCTTTCGGTCTGGGGTGCTACTGCCGATAGCGTGTAGGCGCCTTCGTCGGTTCCGGTCTCATCCGAGAAGTAGAACGATCCGTCCTGAGCAATGCATTCGTCGGCGATTTGCTTGCAGCGCAGGGCTAGCGTGGTCGAGGTGTAGCCGCTGGTGTTGACGTCGAGCAGGCCGAGGCGGCTGGATGGTCCGGCGGCGATGATGTCGCAGCGCGCGCCGCTGGTCGGTGTGGCAACGGTGAGGCGTACGTCGGTCACGTAGCCGCCGAACAGTTGGTAGGCATTTCCCGAAACGGTGATCGTTTTTCCGACCAGCGCGGTGTAGCTGGTGGCGACGACGTCGTAAAAGGTAATGCGGCAGCTGCTCGGCGCGTAGGTGGTCTGCAGGTCTTTGCGTCCGATCGTGATCGTGACGTCATGGGCGACGGTGTTGAGGTCGATCGCGGTGCCGCCGACTGTCACGCCGGTGATCATTAGATTGCGTACCTGGTGTCGTACTGCGAAAGGATGCTGCGGATCTCGCGCGCGGTGCTATCGGCGTCGATTGGTCCGTTGATCGTGACGTTGATCGTTTGGCTCGAGAACCCACTACCAAGAGATTTGGCGCTGATCGAGTTTCCGCCAATCTGACCAATGCCCGGAATGTTGATGCTCGGCAACTTGATTCGCGCGATAGCCGTGACGATCGCCTCGACCACGGTCTTGATACCGTCGAACGCCGTTTTCAGCGGGTTCAGGTAGGTGACGATTGCGCCCTTTAGATCGCGAAAAATGGGTTCGGCTTTGTCCCATAGGTTGCCGATCGAGGTCTTGACCTTGTTGATGGAGTCCTCGAGGAATCCGAACGCGGATTTCACGCCGTTGATTGCGGTCTCGAAGATTCCGAATCGGTCGTTGATCTCTTTGATCGCCAGCCAGAATGCTCCGCCCGGCAACAGGATTGGCCAGAATCGCTTGAGTAGATCCCATGCGGCCTGGATCTTTTCCTTAATCGTGTCCCAGTTTTCGATGAACGGGCGCAGCGCGGTGTCGATGCCGGTCTTGATTGCTGCCCAAACCGTGTCGACAATGCGTCGGAAGGTTTCGGATTCGCGGTAGGCGAGGATCAGACCGGCGACCAGGGCGGCAATGCCAACAATGATCAGACCGATCGGGTTTGCGGTTAGCGCGAAGTTGAGGGCGATCTGGGCGACCGTCCAGGCGGTGGTGGCGACCTTGACGATGCTGGAAATAGCCTGGTAGGCGCTAAGGGCGGCGTTGACGCCGACGACGGTCGCAGCCAATGCGCCGACGACGGCGCCGAGCTTGACGATTAGGTCGGTGTTATCCTTGACGAACTTGGCGACGTCTACGAGAACCGGCGCTAGATCTTTCAGCACCGGCAACAGCGCCATGCCGATTTCCTCCTGCGTCTCCTGCAGGGTTAGCTGAAAAATCTTGTACTGTCCGGCAGCGGTGCCGGCGGCTTCGGCAGCTGCGCCACCGGTTAGGCGCGTCAGCTCTTTGTTGATTTTGGCGAAGTCGCCCGACTTTACGGCGGCCTCGTCAATGCCGGGAATGAGTTTTGCCAGTGCGCTGCCGTTGCCGGCGTAGGCCTTGGCGAGTGCCTTGGATACCTGGTCGACGCTCTTGCCGGTGGCTGCGCTGATGTCGAGCGCGGTCGCTAGTCCCTCTTGCGCCTGGGTGACGTTGCCGGTCGCGGTTGCGAGCTTCGCCATTGCGGGGCGCAGCTCGTCGTCGGCGACACCGGTCGCCAGCGATAGTTTGCCGATGTAGTCCTCGGTTGACTTGACGGCGGCGTCACTTGCGCCGGCGGTGCGCTCGAGGACGCCGGCGAGCTTGACTTGCGCGGCCTCGTCCTCGGCGGCTGCCTTGGCGCAGCTGATCGCGGCGGCGCCGAGGGCTGCCAGGGCGAGGCCAGCGGGAACGGCGGCCTTGCGGATCGCCATGCTGGCCTTTTGGCTGGTTGTCATCTGATCGCCGAGGGCTTTGTTTACCTTGCCGATCTCGCCAATGGCGTTGCCGGCGTTGGCGCCGATCTTGATCATTACGTTGGCAGCGCCAGCCATTAGATCACCCCCGCGTCAGTCAGGATTCGGATTACGGCTGTCTTGTATTTTGGAATCGCGCCGGTCTCGGCAAACTGGCGAACGGTTGGCTTGATCCAGTAGCCGTTTTCGTTGCGTGGTGCGAACCTGCCGTGTTTGTCGCCGTACTCGACGCCCCACAACAGTTCTCCTGCCGACGCGCGAACCTTGCCGCCTTTGCGGCTGTTGTAGGCGCGGCCGACCTTCTTTTTGCCGCCGACCTGGACGACTGGCGTTCGGTCGCTCTTGACCCTGACTGACAGCTCGACCAGATCAGTTTGCGGGGCGGGTGCGCCGGCGAAGTTGACCTTCAGAAGCATTGCCAGATCCGTCGCGCACTCTTTTGCGGCGAGGCGCAGCTGCGCGTTGGTGTTTTTGCGTAGGTCGGCGTTGACTTTGCCGAGTGCGCGGAACAGCTCCTGCACGTCGCTATCGTCGACATATACCGTCGGTCCTCGATTAGCTCGTGCCATTTAGCGTGCCTTTCGTGCTCTTTCCTCGAGGACGCTCACGATGGTGGCAAGGTCTTCGGGGGTTTCGTTCCAGAGGGTGCTGGGTGGTATTCCGGTCTCGACGGCGAGCACGGCCACTAGGTGGCCGATGCTGCCGTTTCGGTAGGGTTTGCGTCGTCGGCCTCGAGGTCGACGTCGAGGACGCTGTCGCGCCATTTCTCGAACCCGATCCCCTTCCCGGTCTGGTCTTCTCCGAGGGCGGCGAACGCGACGTAGAGCGTCCATGTCATCGGCGACCGTTGCGGGTCGGGGTCGAGGTTGTTTCGCTGGGCGTAGGATTCCCACGCTGCCAGTGCGTTGATGCCGCCTACGAAGTCCGCGGTGCGGTTGTCGGTGTAGGTGACCTTCCCCGTGATCTTGATCATGCTACGCGCGGGTCGGGTTGCCGATGAGCGGGAACTCGAAGGAGACGACGCTCTGCGCGTTGACGTCTCCGCCGATCTGGATCGGGCGTACCTGGCAGGTGCCGGAGTACTCGACGCCGGCGGCGGTCGACGGCTCGAACGCAAAGGTGACCTCGTCGCCGGCGTTGTCCATCGCCCAGTTCACGAAGCCGGTCGCGCTCGACCAGTCGCTGATCGTGTCGCCGGTCAGCGCCCATTCGAACGTGACGTCCTTGGCGGGCGTCGGCTCGGCGAGGGTGGCGGTGCCGTCGGTTTCGTTGGTGGACGGCTGCAGGCTGCAGCTCGACACCTGGATGCTGAAATCGTGCGTGGTGTCGAAGACGAGGGTGCCGGGTCCAAGGCGGGAATCGGTGACGGGCATGGTGGGGTTCCTTTTAGGCGGGGTTGTCGTAGGGGATCGTCACGACGGCGGTCATGTCGATAGTGGGTAGGGGTTCGGCATTGACGCCGCCGTAATAGGTGCTGGGCGCGTACGTGTCGATTGCGAGGGCTGCAGCTGCGGTGTCGGCGGCTGCGTACATAAGCCCGAGGATGCGCGGGCTGGGCGGGTCGGCGCTGATCACGTGCACGGGTACCTCGATCGTGCGCGCGCCCATGCCCGAGGCGGTCAGGCTCGGCATACCGACCAGGACGCCGATCGGCGACGGGAAAAACGCGCCGGCGTCGCGCGTGGCCTTGGTCAGGCCAGCATCGCGCAGGACGGTGACGACCTCGTCAAGTGCTTCGGGAATGGTCACGCGGTCACCGGGCGGCGCAAGCCGATAAAGCGGTAGATGTCGGCCTTTTTGGAGCCGAGGACGTCGCCGACGATGTCGGCACCGTCGCCATAGCCGGCAAAGCCGCTGGGGGCGTTGCGCTGCTGGTAGAACAGGGCTGCCCAGAGGATCGCGCCGAAAATGACGCTTGCGGGAATCTCGACGGCGCCGGTAAAGTTGAGGTCAGAGCGCAGGCGTTCGACTTCGCTGCGGACTGCGGCGGTGGCTTCCGTCAGGCGCGCGTCGACTTCCTCGAGCTCGAGG